TTTTGCAAGAAAAATTTTTCCTTTTGATAGCTCCGGATTTTCTCGCGCCCACTTAATTAATTCATCTAGTCTCATTTCTTTTTTAACTTTGATTTTCATTTTTACATCTCCTTAAAATAAAGTTAGTTGCTTCTGTTCTTCATATTCCAAACCATGTTGCTTTATATATATTTCGAGCTCTTCCGCTGTATCAAATGTCTTTTTCACGCCTTGCCAACCTGGTACGATATGCCCATGAAAGTAATAAGTGCCGTTTACTACATGGATATGCGCCACTCGCTCGTTATCCTGATACAGATATCTCTTAGAACCGAAAAATTGGTTTAAGTATTCTTTACGTGCGCTATCTGTCATGTCCATTACTCCCACAAATCAAATGCTCTATCGACATAAAACTTCGCTTTCGCCATATCCTCATGACCATTCTTTAACGGTGCTCTAGACAAGTATTTAATTGCATTACCTATTGCGAATGCTAATTGTGGTGGGTACTGTGCCGTAACTTGTTCAATAAAATCTATAATTTCAATGTCGCCGTATGTGTAATGTGCTGGTTGCTTAACATTGTCTTGCATTTCATTCATATCTACTTTTCTGTTACTGATTATGCTCATTATGCTTCACTCCATTTCTTGAACATTTGGTTATAAGTGACATCGAACCAGTACGGATCACGTGAATGTTTTTGTGGTACATCAAATAAATGTGGCTTCTTTCTTCTTAGCTCAGCTTCTTTACGTCGTTGCCTAGCCATTTCACGCTCTCGCTCCAAAGCTTTTGTTATTTGTATTTCTCTATAGTCGTTTAGCTTCATGCCGAAAGGTGCATCAATTGCTTCCGACATCTCCCAACCCTTCGCAACTCTGTTTCTAACTATTTCGGGCGTGAGTCCTTTCTTTTTCATCTGCTCATTTTCATATTCAGTGTATTTAGAAGGGGGTTTTTCTTGTGGTGGCGCAATAAGCGCATCGCCCGTTAGCCCTTTTGCTATCCTGTAATTAATTAGTCCTTTGCTTAGGTTGTACTTTTTAACTATTTCGCTAACAGTCATCATTTTGCCGTCAACCTTTACTTTCTTAGGCTTTACTACATTTTGTATTAAATCTTTCCCCCTCGCCCCTCTGTCGTACCTAGTAATCAATGTCGATACTTTGATGTCGTATTTATCCGATACATCAATAAGCGTCATCAATTTACCGTCTATTCTCACTTTCGTTTTTATGCCCGCCATTTATTCCACCTCTACATTTACATTTCTAATTTTTAAATTGTCATACTCTAGTATTTCGCCAGGATTGTTATATAAGTAATCTGCCAGTGCATCTTTTTCATCATCCACATCATCAAAATGCTGATATTCAACTTCGGTAGGTATTCTTATATCAATCGTTGCATTTATATATGCTTGTTGTTGCATTAAATCACTTCATTTCTCTTTTTCTTTTACGTCTGACTTTCACTAAGTCCTCATATACCATCCATTCTTGACCTGTGTATTTAGGCGCTTTACATATCCACGTTAAATTCACATCTCTATACTGATATCTGAATATCTTCGCTTTGATGTTGGCAACTTCAGTCGCCTTACCTTTAACGTCTATAACTTCAACCAGTTTCCCTTCCTTCCACAAAGAGAAATCGGCTATATACGTAATCGGTCTTTGCTTCCCAAATTTAGGTTGTAGTTCGAATTTAGGTTGTAGTTCGATACGATCATAGTTAGTGCCATTCATATTACTTTCTAAATATTGGTAATATTCGCACTCTACTTTGCTATCAAATACAATTCCTTTGTACTCAACTTTCTTAGCGTTGTATTTACTCATTGTGCCACCTCTAAATATCAAATATCGTTGCTTGTAACCCTAGCTCTTGCTCATATAAAAGCCCGTGAGCGCCTTTGAATCGTTTTAGGTCACTATCAGCCATGATTTTCTTTTCGTCGCTGAAATGGGCTCCTGTGAGCGAATAAACTTCATTTACGTTGTCTTTATACTTGATGACCTTAATATCTTCCGTGCCATCTTCTCGGTATAAGTAATATTTTTCTTTCGGCATTTTTAACACTCCTTAATATTCGACGATAGCGGGGCGTGTATGACGTTCTGCAAGTTTTTGGATAAATAGGTCATATAACCTATTTTCATCGCCCTGTGCCTCATCTATGAGTTTCTGAGCGTACATATCTGAACACTCAAGTTTAGTTTTTAAAAATTCTTTGGTTACCATGCATCTCGCTCCCTGAAATCGTCTCCGATTACTCTTACTTTTCTCGCATTGTGTTTCATTCTTGAATTGATACGTTGCCAGTTCATATTTTGATTTAGTTCTTTATCACTAAAGTTAGTTGTAAAGATGTTGTTTTTACCTACTCTGTTATCAACAATGCTGAAAAGTTTATTTAAAGTGTGCTCTGTGTTTTCTACACCCATATCATCTAGTACAAGTAAATCAATATCACTTAGCAATCTGACTAGCTCGTCTGTAGTTTCAACTGCATTTTTGTTGTATGTCGCTTTGATACGATCCATCAACATTGGTATGTGCATAAAAGCAACTGTATGCCCTTTAGATTTGACTGCTTTTGCGATAGCGTATGCTAGGTGGCTTTTACCAGTTCCGTATGAACCTTGCAATATTAATGATTTTGGCTCTTTTGTAGAGAAACCCTGTACATACTCTATTGCTGTTTGTTTAGCTTTTACTTGTTTTTCATTTTGTGGCTTATAGTTGTTAACCGTTGCATCTCTTAATGACGGATTAACATTTGATTGATTGAAAATGTTGTTTATCTTCCGTTGCTTGTTTCGCTTATATTCCTCATAAATTTCACACTTGCAACCGTCTTTATACTCGTAACCATTCGGGTGTTTTTTAGTAGGAGCGAACTTATATAAGTCGTATTCACTGCCACACCTCTTACATTTCAATCCCTTTTCGACATGAGTAGGTTGATATTTTTTCAAGCTTTCGTTTATCTTTTCGCTGAATAGTGGTTTCATAATGTCCCCCTAATCCCAATAACTTTCGTCGTACTTCATACGTTCCAATTGATCTATACCAGTTTCTTTAATCTCTTCGCTATAATCATTCATATAGCTTTCGTTAGTTAAAAACGTTTTAGGGTACTTTTGATATTGTTTGTCTGTAATAGTTTTTAAATACTCTCGAGTACCTTGCATGATTTGCTCAAAAGTATGTTTCTTTACGCATGATTTGAATTTAGTGAAAGACATCTTCTTATCTTTTTTCTTGTTGTAAAGTTTCCACCATTCCTCAAATTTCTCACGCGTAACGTCAGTTGCGCTATTATTAATTGTCTTACTGTTACTTGTAATACTGTTATTTGTAATACTGTTAATTGTAGTGGGCTGGTTGCCGACCGATTGAATTTCAACCGGTTGACTGTCGACCGGTCGGATATCAACCTGTCGAGGGTTATGAAATAATGTATATAAATTGCTTCCGTAGATATTTCCATTTTGCTTTCTATCAACTTGTAAATAACCTGTTTTTTCTAATTCACGTCTAGCACGTTGATAACGTTGTTTACCTATGTTAAGTTCGTGCTTAATTAATTCAACACTAGGAAATGAACTCTCATCTGAACCAGCATAAGCTGACAGGTAACTGTATAAAGCCTTAGCTTCAATACTGATATCTTTGTCTTTCATCACTCTTTTAAATACAAGGCCATAACCAGTGACACTAGTTTTTACTTTGTCGTTCACGTTTTATCACTTCCATTCAGTAACTCTGTTACAGTAATATTCATGTCATCAGCTATTACCTTTAACCTTTTGTTATTAGGTTTTTGTTTGTTATTCTCCCAATTAGAAACAACACCACTTTTCGCATTAAACCTTTGTCCGAACTCTTCCATAGTTTCTCCTAAATTCTTACGGTGTTCTTTTATCCTTTGTCCTAAAGTCATTTCTATCACTCCCCGTACAATAGATATCCTTCGCTATATTTTAGATGTTTAGCTATTTTAGGGATTGTTTCTTTTTTAGGTAAATGCATACCAGACTCCCATTTTTGAACTGTTGATTTTGTTGTATCAGTTTTAATAGCTAATTCTTTTTGTGTCATTCCTAATCGTGTTCTTCGTTCATTTATACGTTCTCCTACATCAAATCTATCTATCATTTTTTACTCCTCTCAACATTTTGTTTAAGAAATGTCTTTCAATATTCTACCTACCGTCGTTGTAGAAAGACCTGTTTTAATAGATATTTCTTTATTAGTTATTTCTGGATCATTTTTGTAGATATCTTGAATCTCATTTATGATTTTTTTATTTATAATTTTCGGGTAATTTCCTGTTCTTTGCTCTTTTAATTCAAAACCATTTTTTAGTAAAAATTTTTTCAAATCACGCAAATCCACATGATATTTTTTTATTAATTTTGTTAAATTAAATCCTTTACCATAATCGTTTATAATATCGTTTTCGAATTTTTGAATGTTAGTGATTTTTATCTTTGATGCAAATACATGTCTGCGATTATCCCTAGAGGTAACGTATTCCAAATTCTCTAATTTATTGTTATGTTTATCTCCGTCTATATGATTAACAGTTAATTTTGACTCGCCCATGAACGCTAACATTACAATTCTATGAATTGATTTAGTTATACGACTTTTATCTTTCGATAATGTTATAGCTAAATAGCCATTAGGCCTTTTTTGAGGTTTCAAAACCCTTTCAACAGGAACATATTTACCTTTCAATCGTTTTATTCTCCCTAAATTACTAGCTTGATAATAACCTTCATAACCTGGTATATCTTTCCAAATTTCTTTCATCTAACTACGCCCCTTTAACATATCGTTTATCCTTCTATCTACTGAAACCCAGCTATTTTCTAAGTGGTGTAACTTATCGAAAGTTTCAACACCCATATCATGCTGCGATTGATGATGTTCTCTACATAGACACAGCACTTCAAAACCGTAATGATCCATTTTCTTACGATTAGCGCCTCTGCCAATCGCTTTATGATGTGCCAATTCTCCAGGCTTTCCGCATATTACACAGTTGCGGTTGATTGTAACCCAATATAATAACGCTTTATCTTCGCTTAACAACTTACTCGTTTCTACACTCATAGGTATTTGATGATGAAACATAAACGCTATAATCAGTTCTATTAACTCCCTTGCAACTTTCATAGAACAGTCGCGCAGACTGATTTCTTCATAACCTTTCATAATTTCCAATTCTGTTTGTAATAATTTTCTAGTTGATTCCACCGGTTCTCCCCAGTGAAGTTCTATATCTCTACACATTGCGAATATTTTTTTGCGTTGTTCTATAGATAGTTTTTTATTGTCCGGAACCTCTACTTCTGCTTTTAGTGGATATCCGTTTTCTAGTAAGTCAATGTGACTTTGTTCAAGTTCAACACCAGTAGCAACGACGGAATAAGTACCGTCATTGTCTTTCTGGTATCTTGTAATGTATTGCATTTAAACCACGTCCTAGAACGGTAAATCATCATCATTGATTTCTATTGGACCATTAGCATTAGCGAATGGGTTTGATTGTTGACTCATTGGCGTCTGTTTCCCATTTGCTTGCTGTTCTTTTTGTTTCATCTCATCAGTTTTAGGTTCTGGTTTATTAACTACTTCATCGTCTTTATTCCAAACTTTTACATATGAGAGTCTTACAAAATACTTGCCTTGTTCCTCGTTAAATTTATTTTTAAGTACAATAGTTCCGATTTTGTTAATTAATTGATCTGTGTCAAAAGTTAAATCTGGTAAGTTCAATTTAATTCCTAATCTACTAAGTAACTCGATATATTGTTTTTCTTGATAATCTTGTTGGAATGGTGGGACGAATTGGTTGTGTTTGTATTGTTTACCTTCGTTGTTTTCAAAAACAATCGTGAAGTATCTGTTTTCTCTGTCGTTAAACTCGACATTTGCAACTTTTACTGTAAATTCTCCAGCTCCTAAAAAGTCCCCACCTTTCATGAATGCCTCTTGATTAGTTTCTTGAATGTATTGTGTTCTACCAGTGATTTTCATAATTTTTATACCGTCCTTTTAATTAATTTTTAATTACCATTTCTAATTGCTTGTACAACATCGTTAATACTTGGATTAATGAAACGTTTGTTGTTAATTTTGATGTTGCTTGAGTGTCTTATCTTTGTCTCGAATAAATTTGATGGTTCAGCGTTAAGTACATATTGATAAGTTTTTTCGCCGTCTTGCTCATGTTCTTCTATTGTCATTCTTGCTAACACGTCAGATTGACTGATGACTGCTTTTTTTATTTGGTCTTGTGCCTCTATCGTGATTGTTGGATTGATAGTACTTCCCTCATCATCTTTGTCTTTGTTAATGCCCTCGTGTCCGCTTATAGCAAGATGAAATTGATAATGTTCTTGTAATTTAGAAATATAACGATAAATACTTACAATGCGTGTAGCACACTCGCCCCAATCATTAAATGTCGGTTTCTTTGATTTACCGTCCATGATGTCGTCCATAGTGATATCACGTAACTTTTGGATTGTTTCAATCACTAAAACATCAATTTGTTTTCCGTTTTCTCTTAGTTGTTCAATAATTTTAGGCAGCATTTTAATCACTGCACTAAAATGCTTATAATTCTTAATCTGCACAACTGCCCCATCTTCTGTTACCGTTGTTCCGTCCTCATTTATATCTAGTACTAAGGCATTGTTATCTTTTGTTAAAAACGTAGTTTTACCAGTACCGAACTTGCCGTATATCGCAAATTTATAAAACTTGTTTGCATTTTGTTTGCTGATGTCTTTTACACCTAGTTGCGTTAAGATATCGACATCTTGATTAGTTTTTTCAGTCATGTTCTACCTCCTCGTACTCAATTGTTTCTGTCACTGTTTTCTTAATAGCTTTGTGCTTAGACATATCGATAACAGTTTTGTCTAGTCCGTCAAATTCTCTTGCGTCTCGTCTATCAGTTGAATACTTCACTGTGTTGTTTACTTCGGTTGGTCGGTTTGTAATATATAGATTTTCATCTTTATGCTTGATTAGATAAGTTACAGTCTGCTTCATAGCAACCTCCTACCATCTCATGACTAAGTTAATTAGTCTGTCCTGTTCATCTGTGTTATTTTCAATCCATTCATCTATTGCTTGGTTGAATAAGTCTGATGCCATATCTAAGTCATTCTCATCTACGACATAAGCATGTTTAATTGGTACGTTGTTCATATCTTTAACTTGTATTGATATGCCCATATGACCTTTTAAAATGAATAGCTTAAAATCGAATCCGTTAACATGAATATTTTTGCGTATGATTTCGCCTATTTCGTAATACATCTTGACTTCCTCCGTTTTTCGTTTTATATTGAACATGAATTTTTTCTTAAGTGTTTGATACTGTTACTTGCTCCAACAAGTAGCAGTTTTTTTATTCTTCATAAAAGTATTCCTTATAAAATATGAATGTCACTATGCTTGCGAATCCCGCAATTGACCACGCTGTAGTGAAGTATAGAAACGGCATGAGTACAATTGCTAAGACTGTGAAGCACAATACTGCTAATAGATAGCTTTTATAAATGTTACTCATTTAATATCCTCCTAATACCATTTTTTATGCTTTCTGATCAAATACTCTTCCAATTTAGAAATATTAATCAGAGTGCCTGTTGGTGAATAATCAATGTATAAATTTTCTACACCTAAATTATCTTTGCGGTAATATTTCAACCAGTTGTATACTGTACTTCTACATACTCCAAACAATTGATGGATTTGTGTAGGCGTTGCGTATAACTTTTTCACAAATTTTTCTTCGCCTCTATATGTGTTTTCTGGTGTTGGTGGTACTATGATTTTTGGCATTTCTATCTTTCCTTTCGTGTATAATGTTGTTATTTGCTAATAGTTTGTTCGGCGAACTTCAAAAGGCGACGAGCAGATTCAGTAGAAATTTCAGCATCTTTCGGTATGGTTAAAGATTTGTTGTTTAGATAGTCACTCAACGCCCTGCTACTAATCACAGGTTTTCTAGTGTGCTTCTCAATCTTCCAAACCTTCCACGTCACAACTGCCATTGTGATGAGGAGGGTTGTTTTACACAATTTGTTCACTGTGAATCCTCCTTAAAAAACAAACTTCTAAATCCTGATTTTTCATATCTACCGGGTCTGCCTTTTTCACTCTTTGCATAATGCTCTATGTTTATGTCGTAACCACCTTCGTAATTTCCGTTTCTAGTTACCCATAAAAATTTAACTACTCGTTTGCTCTTCAGCTCTCCACCTTTATAAATGACTAATGGAACGCTGTTTTCATCTTTCACTTTGATGACAATTAGATCTTTGTGTCTGATATTTTTGTTGAACTTTTTTAAAATCTCCCTCATCTCATGAATTTTTTTCAATATTAATTTCATTACTTTTTGAATGTTCATTTGTTACATCTCTTTTCGTGTATAATTTAGTTATCAACCTAAGGAGGTGATGTGTGTGAATATCTCAACTTTTTTAGTACTACATAAAGCCTGTAGCAAAGAAAAAATAAAACTATCTGATCAGCATAAAGACTTTGAATACATGCTTCGCAAAGAATGGATTACTCAAGTTGAGAACGACCTCGAAATTTTTGAAGATTCTTCATTCTCGATTCTGTATATGAAATACAGTGGTTACGTGTCTATAACATCTAAAGGTAAAGATGTTTATTTTTCCGCGCGTAACAGCTGGATTAGATGGATTCTTGGTACAATCATCAGTATTTCTATAGCAATTGCATCACTAGTAATAAAAGCGTTACTAGAATGCTAGTTGCACAAATCAAAGCTACGCATGGGATTAAATCTACTATCCAAACCCTTTTTTGATTAGGCTCATTTAAATATTTATACATATTAAATAGCTTTTCTAACTCGTCATTACTGATGATAGATGTTGAATTTTCTTTATGTTTAAGTGTTTTAAGAATTAGTAGTTCTAACTTTTCTTTGATTGGTTCACTCATTTGTTACATCTCCTTTCGTGTATAATATTGTTATCTCCTACAGAGAGGAGGTAAGGAATCTATATAAAACCTGTTATCATAGAATCGCGGACAGAACACCGAAAATCAGAGCCACAAGCGACAGAGTTAACATCAGTAAATAAGGTAAGTGCTCTTTCCAACCCCAAGGATGGTTTTTTAAAGAAGTTTTTATATCATTTAAAATCTTAAACATTTGAAATCCTCCTTTTTCGTCACTCTTTAATTGGAGTGGCGTTGATTTTTTTGTCTAACTTTTTCAATGCTAATTTGTAAATAACTGAAGCATGTTCGGTTTTAAAATGAGATTCAGCAATAATTTTCAATGTTTCTAATTTATTTCTTGCATCACCGTATGTGGTACTTTCTGATAGAACACCTTCTAAAATTTGTTGAACTCGATAATCTAAAAGTTTTAAGTCTTTATTGATGCATTGTTCGACACACTCTTCTTTGGTTAATGTGATTTGTTCCATAGTGTTCTCCTATTAAGATGTTTGTTTTTCTTTAAATGCTAAAATAATTGATTTCTTTTTATCATTCGTAAATACGAAATTTTCGTATTCATTACCTAAAAAAATATCATCATATTTAACATTAAAAGCACTCATATACTTAGAAAGTAAACTATCTTTAATGTTTGTAGAGTCTTTTTCCATATTTTGAATTGTACGTGATGAGACCTTAAATAAATCTCCTAACTCTTTTTGAGTCAATCCGTAATCAGTCCTCAACTCTTTTAATGTTTTCATGTTGTCACCGCCTTTCGTAAACCTAATATAATACGAAATTTTCGTATTGTCAACATTAAATACGTTTTTTTCGTAAAAAACTTTACTATGATATGAAAATTTCGTATAATAAGAAAAAAAGGAGGTAAGTAATATGAACAAAGAAAGAAATATTATTATAGCCAAAAACATTAGAAAATTTCTCAACGATTCAAATATGTCTCAAAAGAAACTTGCTGAACTCATTAACATAAAACCATCTACTTTAAGCGATTATTTAAATTTACGTTCCAACCCCTCTCACGGCGTTATACAAAGGATAGCTGATGTTTTCGAGGTTGGTAAAAGCGACATAGATACTACATACAAAGACGATAACGACATCACTTCCATATACAACAAACTCACACCTCCCCGCCAAGAAAACGTACTTAACTATGCAAATGAACAATTGGAAGAACAGAATTCTAAAGGAGATAACGTTGTAGATATTAATTCATATAAACAGGAGAAAACTCCAGTTAACGTCAATGGTTGCGTCTCTGCTGGTGTAGGAGAACGTTTACACGATGAAACGCTATTTACTGAAATGGTTAAAGGACCTATCCCCACACACGATTTAGCGTTAAAAGTAAATGGTGATTCTATGGAACCTATGTTTAAAGATGGCGAAATCATATTTGTGGAGAAAACTCACAATATAAAGAATGGACAAATTGGTATATTCATCATTGAAGAAGAAGCGTACGTTAAGAAAGTCTTTGTTGAAGATGATAGATTGACTCTAGTTTCACTAAATAAAGATTACGACGATCTACACTTTTATAGAAATGAAAGTGTGAGGTTAATTGGAAAAGTTATTTTATAAAAGGAGCACTTGCAAATGAAAAAATATGATATTGCAGTCTTAGACTTTGAAACTATGAATGAACATATGAACAGCCCTTGCGAAGTTGCTGTATCTTTAATTAAGGATTTATCAATAGTAAAAGTTTATTCATCTTATATTAATCCTCCTAATAATAGATATAACTTGAAAAACGCTAAAATACATAAAATACCTGAAGATGTCATATTAAAAGCACCTAAATATCCAGATATTTACCAAGAAATTCTCTATCTTTTAAAAGAATCACATTTAATTATTGCTCATAATGCACTTTTTGATATTTCAGTATTAAAAAATACTAATAATTATTATGACTTACCTGTTCCAAACTTCATGTATGTCGATAGTATAAATATCTTTAGAAGCTTCCACGCAATCTCTAGTTTTAAATTAGAAAATTTGTGTAGCTTATATGATATCGATAAAGAAAAATTACATTCTGCTAAATTTGACGTGCTAGCTTTATCGAAGATGTTGATATCACTCGCTAAAAACAATCAGCATTATAGTGTATTAAAATTAATACATTATATGCCTAAGCAATACATTAGATTTAGCAAATATTCTAACTCTCCAACTAAACTTTTCGATTCAGGATTTCAAAAAATTCATATGAAAATATCTGAGATTAATAAAATAGAAGTGGAAAGTGTAATCCCTATTTTAAAAGATAAAAATGTTGTTTTTACAGGTAATTTTGACACTGAAAAACAAGATTTAATGATATTAACTAGAAAGAAAGGAGCTTATATCAGAAGTGACGTAACTGCAAAAACAGATATTTTAGTCGAAGGTGTTCAAGATGATAAATATAAAGATGTGAACGGACTAGTTTCAAAACAACGAAAAGCTCGAGAATATGTTGGAAATGGTGCAAAAATTCAATTTTTAAATGAAGAAGACTTAATAAATTTAATAAAGGAATAATAACGATGATCAAAAAAATTTTTACAAAAAAACATGTATTCTTAGTTATAGAAGATGAAAACCATAATCACAGTGATGCTGTTTTTGGAAAAAGTATATTACTTTCAATTTACGTCGGTGTGAATAAAAAGACTAATTCTAAATCAGGGAAATTTATATACCTTGACAGATCTAAAAGAATCGTTAGACAATCTGATATCACCAAAATAGAATCAGCTAACGAAAATGATGTAGATTTTTATAATTTACTGAAGAAAGAAAAGGAAATTGTTTATTCCAAAAATATAGTAGATAAATACAATTTAGCGAACTATATAATTTACTACGAAGTTAGTACTAAAGAATAAACCAATCCATTATTTCATAATACTAACCTTAAATTTACAGAGGTTTTAATTATGAAACATGAAAAAAGCAATCTTAACTTTAAGTCTTATATTTATTACCTACTACCTCACTTTTAAATATATGTGGATTAAAGAATTGAAGTATTAATTATGCTTATTTGAAAAATACATCTATTTCAGCAGTGTTTAAAAGGAGTTTATAATGAAAATAACTAATTGCAAAATAAAAAAAGAAACTATAGTATATGAAGTTTTAACTAGTGGTAATCAACCATTCACTTATGAGTTACCTAAAGATTTATCGTCACATAATGCGCGTAAATACTTGGAATTTATTTCACAAAAAATAGATGGCGATAAGTTAACCAAAGAAGATTCATTATGATTTTACTAATCAAAAAACGCCTACAAGTGTAGACGTTGAATGGTGGTGAGAGTGTGAGCGAGAATAAAGGAGAAATGATGACGCATAATATAGAAAAACGCATTAATAAATTAAAAACTTCTGGAAATCCAAAATTTAAAAAATTAGATTCAGATATTCACTATTTACTCAAGAGATTTGAAGGTGAAAAAAACCATAAAGGTTTTTATCCAAAGTTTAAACAAGGAGAAATAGTTTTTGTAGATTTCGGTATAAACGTTAATAAAGAATTTTCTAATTCACACTTTGCAATAGTGATGAATAAAAATGATTCTAATACGGAAGATATAGTAAATGTTATTCCCTTATCTTCTAAAGAAAACAAAAAGTATTTAAAGATGAATTTTGATTTGAAATGGGAGTATTATTTAAGATTGTTTTTAAATTTAATTAGCGCGCAAAATAATTCAGCTATATTAAAAGAAGTTTTCGATAAAAAATACCAAAAAAACAACACAGAATTCATCACTAAAGATTATTTTAGTGAATTTATATCTGATAGTTTAGAAATTGAAAATAAATTAAATAAAATTGACAGAAACATTAATAACATAGTATCAGCAATTGATAAGGTAAAAAAATTAAAAGGTAATAGTTACGCTTGCATAAATTCTTTCCAGCCGATTAGTAAGTTTCGCATAAGAAAAGTTTTACCCCCAAAAATTAAAAATCCAGTAATAGATTCTTCGGATATTATGTTACTGATAAATAGAATTAATAATAATATATTGCAGATTCCTGATATAAGATGATATAATTTTAATATATTAAAGGTTTATCCTTTAAAACACGTATATATTCGTTACCATTTTTGGTAATTAACCATGTAATCTTATAACTATAAGTGGCGTCTGTATTTTATACAGGCGTCTTTTTTTATACAATTTTCATGGGTAGCCCGCCTACCCTTATTATTTTTTGCCAATTTTGAGGAGGGATGTAAAATGTGGTTTGAAAAATTTAAAAATAAGAACAATGAAACGAAGTATAGATACTACGAGAAATACAAAGATCCGTATACAGATAAATGGAAACGTGTAAGTGTTGTCTTGAATAAGAATACAAAGCAATCGCAAAAAGAGGCAATGTTTCGATTAGAAGATAAGATAAAAGAAAAACTAAACAACAAGTCGTCAAGCGAATTAAAAACTTTGACTTTTCACGCGTTATTAGATGAATGGCTTGAATATCATATAAAAACATCTGGCTTTAAAGTAACGACGCTTGATAATTTGAAAACAAGAATCAAAAACATCAAAAAGAACAGTTCTCAAAATTTACTTTTAAACAAAATTGATACAAAGTACATGCAAACATTTATTAACGAATTATCAAACGTATATTCTGCAAATCAGGTAAAGCGTCAACTTGGACATATGAAAGAAGCTATTAAATACGCCGTTAAATTTTACAATTATCCAAACGAACACATATTAAATAGCGTCACACTACCAAAGAAGAGTAAGACGATAGAAGATATAGAAAAAGAAGAAGCGAAAATGTATAACTATTTAGAGATGGAACAGGTAATACAGATACGCGATTTTATACTGAACGATAATAACATGCAGTATAGAGCTCGTATTTTAGTTGCTGGGGCTGTTGAAGTTCAAGCTTTAACAGGTATGCGCATAGGTGAGTTATTAGCGCTCCAAGTTAAAGATGTAGACCTCAAAAATAAGACGATCGATATTAACGGTACTATTCACAGAATCAAATGTAATGCTGGATTTGGTCACAAAGATACTACTAAGACCGCAGGTTCAAGAAGAAAAATCGCCATCAATTCAAGGATAGCAAATGTATTGAAAAAAATAATGTTAGAAAATAAAAAGATGCAACAATGGGAACCAAGCTATGTTGATAGAGGGTTTATATTCACAACTTGCCAAGGAAATCCTATGCAAGGCAGTAGGATAAACAAACGATTGTCCTCAGCTGCAGAATCATTAAATATAAATAAAAAAGTTACTACTCACACACTAAGGCATACACACATAAGTTTATTGGCGGAAATGAATATATCGTTAAAAGCAATTATGAAAAGAGTAGGACATACAGATGAAAAAACGACTATAAAGGTGTATACACATGTAACAGAGAAAATGGACAGAGAGTTAGAGCAAAAATTAGAAAAACTTGTGTACTAA